CAAATATAATTCACGAGGAAATTGAAGAATTAGTAACGACAACTGTAGCCAAAGTTGAAGATTTGAAATCGTCTTCGTCTTCGTTCGTAGACAAAATAAAATCAGTGTATAGCTCTACCAAGGTTAAGTTCAAAACAATTCAGGGAAATCTGTCCCATTGTTTAGGTGGGGGAAAAACTTCAATTTGACGCTGTTTGATATTAATGATAGGATTGACTTGAGTGATGATGTTGTAATTCTTAGCACTTCCTGTAATGTCTATTTTAGGGGATACTATAGTTTTCATGTTGATATCACCGTCTAAAATATCGACAGTGATATCAGGTAATACTGTTGTATCTATGTTCATATTTATCGCGTCTTTAGAATCTACGCTAATATTTGGTTCAATATCTGTAGATATCGTTGTATTTGATTGTTTTTCTTTTTTTTTTCTGCGCCGTTCATTCCTTTTACGACGTCTATTTATTTTTTTTTTATTTAGACTTGGTGAATATGTGTCAATCGTCGGAAATAATGTTGGTGAATATGTGTCAATCGTCGGAAATAATGTTGGTGAATATGTGTCAATCGTCGGAAATAATGTTGGTGAAATGGCGTTAGGTACAGATTTTCCAATCCAACATTCGTCGACGTTCATTACAGGATTAAGCATATAATTATCTGTTCCACTAACGTGTTTCGAAGGATTTATTTTAGGTACATACGATGAAATAGTTCTAGGGTCAGGTAATGAAGCGTAATCAAAATCTCTTAATGCAATGAATCGCATGTTCATAATATCAAATGGTTGAAGTACCTTGTATTCTGTATCTTGTATAACATTATTCAATGTAGAATCATTTACACGAACACCATAAGAAATAACAGACCCTTCTACAGGTGGTTCAGGGTGATCAAGACCAACAACATGCAACAACTCATGTAATAAAACATTGTACAAACTACTACTGCTTTGTAAAGCACAAACATTTAATGTGATATCGCAGCCAGTATATAGAATCATTGGACGAATAATAGTTCCATCTAAAAATTTACGAGTACAATATCCGGGAGCTTTTATCGAATCTCTGCTTTGTATGAATTTTATTTTCAAATCGTTATCGCCGCATTCATTTTCTAACGTAAAATACAATGGTGTTGTTGTAAAATTACCTGTGTATAATTGAGCGTTAATATTATCCAAAGCGTCTTGAACAATTGCTAAATCAATAGGAAAGTCTTTTGATTCTACGCAAAACCTGATCAATTTACTATTTGGGTCCCATATAAACGGAATTACTTGATAGTCTTGAGTATCGATGAATGGAACATTCAAAGGATTTTCCAAATACTCTGGATATTCAATATTGATGTAGCTTTCTGCGTACGGTAAAACCCCACCTACGATTGCGACTACAACATGTTTGATCCAATTCATTCTTTCTTATATATTTATTTGATATTTAAAACATTATAGAAAGAAATCCAACACCAACAAGACCATACAAAAACCCAATATGGTGTTGACGTTGCATGTACTTGTAAACATCCAACCACTTTTCACGTTTCTCTTTCTCATTCAAGTGAAGAATCATATAATCTGATTTTTTGTTTAATAGATAATAACTGTATGTCACTAAAAAGGTCACTATTACTCCTGTACAAAGCTTGTTTGTTTTATGCAATTTGTGGATAAATTTACAAAAATAAGCATTATTTATGCACGTATATCCAATACTAGATCCCCATAAAATCAGTAGCGATAAAACGAGTCCAAGTAAAAAACCTTGGTTATATATAGTTGAACGTTCTTGAACTATCTTAGAATAGATTTCCTTTTCAGATTTTGTGAGAATCGACACAAAATCATGTACGAGTTTATATTGTTGTGTTTGATATGTTGTGTATACCATGTAAAATAAAAATACACTTGCTACTATACATGAGATACAAGTCGACCACATTGATAATATATAATAAATAGAGTTAAAATATATTATCATTGAAGCAAATATTCCTCAAGTTCATTTATTTGATATGCTTTCACTTTTAGTAAATTATAGAGAAACGGAATACGCAAAACCTCCTTTAAATTTCCAATACTGGATAATAAATATTGATACGTATTAGATAAGATTTCATGTTCATGTAAAATGCGTAAAAGTTGTAATTTATCATGTTTTGTTTTATTGGATTTATAAAACACAGAAAAAAACGTGTCCTTTACGGATTGTGAAATATCAAAATTATGATAAAATAAAACGATCATATACGTTTGTTTGTACTCGTCAAAATCTTCACATATTGATTTTTGCTTCCACACATGAGTATCGGTAATGTTAATATAATCGTCTCGAATTTGGAAAAAATAACATAATAATTTTAAGCCATTGTGAATATTTTCTGTTTCCAATACTGATAACACATTCGGATGAATAATTGAGCATAATTTGTTTACGTACGTAAATAATGTACCTGTTTTTTTCTCTATCATATCAAGATACTCCTGCATAGAAGGAGTTATTTTATACGTAGACCAATATATATCCAAACCTTGACCGATATGCATTTCATATATCGATTGCGTGGCACAAGTCAAAATTTGCTCTCTGATCGTTTCTGTGTGCATATATGAACTTCCATTAAAGTGCATTTTCAAATCTTTTGGCAAGGTATACAATAATTTGAAAGCACATAAATATCCAGCATTCAGAGAATACGGTATTCCATATACAATATGTGATGTTGGTTTACCTCTCCTATAAAGTGAATTATCTTGAATATCATCAATAACTAAACTCGCATTGTGACAATCGTCGCATATTTTTTTAATGAATAAAATATGTTTTGATGGCAATTTATATAATCGTCCAATATACTCACTGAGAACACTTCTTGTATTTTTTCCTTTCATGTTTTTATAGTATGACACAGGTTGTAATAATATTGTAGAAATGTGAGTTCGCACAATAATGACAATATAAATTATCACATGAAGAGTGAACACATTTATATGATCCATTTATGTTTATACATGAAATTTTCTTTATTTTATATTTTCGATTAATATTTCTTGTTTCATATGGTGTTTGTACTTTGGACAAATCACAATTGGATTCGGAACTTCTTCAATTGTTTGAAACCAATTTATGACTAATTCGTCGTATATAGGTGCTACGTCAAACACAATCGCAAACGAGCTACCATGAAAGTCTTTGAACCGGTTAGGTTTTTCAATGTGAACACGGCGTATGTTTTCTATGATTCCTTTGTTCAAATCCATAAAACTTTGAATATTTTCCATAATATTCGCGTAATCAAACGAATTGTCGTACGTGATGAAATAACTGCATTTATTTGATATAGGTTTATTTTTGAATCCAAAAAAAGATTTCATACTTTAATGTAAGATTAGAATATGTCATCTCATTCATGTGATGTATAATGTTTTGTTGTGAATTATTCATCCGAATTATCGAAATCAGTTTTTGTTACAATCGTATTAGAAGTCGCATCAAAATAACCCACGTATTTTTCTGTATCAATATCCCAAACACCATTACTGTCTGATTTTAGATATATTTTACCGCTATGATAAAAAGTTCGAACGTGAATTTGATCTTTCGACGTTTTGGAACTCATAAATTCTTCCAATAGTTTTTCTTGTTCTTGATGAAATCCATTTTCAACAACAGTTTCTTTTTTTGGGCGCCCACGTTTTTTTACTTCTTGCTTATCCCAATTGATATCAGGTATATCATAATTCTGTCGTTTAGCTTCTTCCACTACTTGTTCTTGTGTAACCTTTAATGTAGTCAAAATTTTGTAGTATGGAACTGTTTGTTTACCTTGTGGGTCAACATAATCCAATAAGCCGACTTTTGCACGATCACGAATGTCTCCATATGGTGGCATTTTAGTTTTTGGATCAATATGTTTTCGACATGTTTTACAATAATCACAATTTATATCTCGTTTTTTAGTACATTGTGTATGTAATCGATAATTCAATCGAATCGCACAACATAAGTCTTCATAAATCGTTCCATTAAATGGAAGAATAATGTTTTGCTTTTTGGTTTTCTTTACTTGAATGACAAGCTTGCTCATATTTGGATTATGTTTCAAAAATTGTTCGCCAAATTTCAATTTTGCAATTTGTTCACATTTTGAATTATTTGTATATGAAAATTATTTGTGTATGAAAGATATTTTCATTGAATGTATTTGTGTTTTGAAGTTATTCCTATATTTTATACTTTTCTTTTCATTAGACCAATAGTTCCATATATTGTTTTCGATTATACCCGTTGCACAACGTTGTAGAGCTATTCGTTCTATGATTGGCATATTTATGTTATTTATAATATAAACTATTTTTAAATTATATTATTTTTTTATGGTAAACATAGTCATTTTTTTGGAAAAAAATGAAATATATTATTACTGTATAAAATGTTTGATATTAATTCAACTAAAACACGTGGTAAAGCTGTAATTGTTGGAATAAATTATTTCAAAACTGAAGACGCAAGATTATACGGTTGTATTAATGACGGAATTACCGTAGAAAATATAGCAAAACAGCAGTATGGTTTCCAAGACAAAGATATTGTATTTTTAAGAGACGATAGTGATGAGTATGAGAACCAACCAACGAAACAAAATATTATAAAAGCGTTAGAAGAAGTTGTATACGATAGTGTAAATTTAAAGCATATCTGGTTTCATTATTCAGGACATGGTGCGTCTACATTTGATCAAAGTGGTGATGAACGCGACGGTATGGACGAGTTTTTAATACCAAGTGATTTTGAAACTAACGGTGTGATTTTGGATGACTTGTTGTATGATATAATTTGCCAAGCTAAATGCCCTGTATTCATTACAATAGATTCATGCCACTCTGGAACTATGATTGATTTGACGTATTCTTTTGATATTACTTCATATGGATTGACAAGAACAGTTGAGAATAAACGTCCTATTGCAAATAAACATATTTATATGTTGAGTGGCTGTCAAGACAACCAAACGTCGGATGATGTGAGATATGATACAAAAGCAGAAGGGGCTTTTACACGAGCTTTAGCTGATTCGCTATCTTTACATCATTACGAACCTTCACTTGTAGAATTATTTGCTTCTATTCGTGCTACATTGCAAAAAAGAGGACATACTCAAAGAACCTTATTATCATGTTCAAATTCGTTACCATATATGAAAATGTCTAAACATTAATATTTTTTATTTTTGTGAGTACGCTTTTTCACTCTACCTTTCTTGAATTTTTGTGTTTGTTGTGGAAAATAAGGTTTTATTACATTACACACCCCGTCAACGCAGTATTTATACGATTTCTGTATGTCTTCACTGTAACTATTATCTGTTTCTATTTTTGGTGATATTTTACAATTATTTAAATTATCAGATTTGTTAAAGATTTGCGCGTGATTAAATATATTGAAATCTATGTTCAACATATTTAAAATTGTTCCCAAAATATGAATATCTGTTGTTATTTGCTCATAATACCATTGTGGTGAAGCTTTCCGCAATAATTTGTTTATATTTGACATATCAGAATTCACTTTAATTCTGTTTTCAATTATTGCTATATTTTCTATAAAATCATTTTGTGTGCATAGAAGAGATTTGACATGTTGAGTTTTATTGTGTATACTCTTAATTTTCAACGCCAATTCATTAATTCTGAATAATAATGTTTTGGCGATTTTGACATTTTCAATGTATGCGTTCATGTAAAAATTTGCGCTTTGTATCGTTGATACAGTTGCTTGATTATCTTTATAAAATTTTTGGATTGTCTCGGAAATATTTTCTTTACTAGGTAAACTTTCAAGCTTATCTAGTAAAGATTGAAAAACTTTGTTTGTACCACTACTTGTATTGTTCATGTGTTATATAATATATAAACAAAATATTTCGTGATAATATCACATGTATGTTATTTTTTCGGGACTTGTTCTGATATGATGAATATTAGAATAAAACGATAAAAACAAGAGAATAAACATAGCTTCTTCTCGTATAATATTGGGAACTTCTAATTTATGAATATCTTTTACAACTCTATGACAAATCGAGAAAATCACACCTGTGGAAAATATAGGAAATATATAAAAATATGTTCCATAAAGTACGCTCCAATAGTACATGAGAATCAACATACTTAAAAATATATTACTGGCGACAATATTATGTGTAAATGTGTTATGCTTCGTGAAAAACAAGATATATATATTTACATAAATATACATGAACCAAAATATACTACCATGTTTGTCAAGAGTATATTCATATAAAAGAGAAAATACAAATGAATTGGCAGTAGATAGCAAAATAGGCACCGGACATTCTCTATTTGGGTTGCATATAATGGTACTTATAGCTGGGTGCGATTCTTTAGTGCATATATTTGATATGTAATATATCTGGAACCCAATATTAGACAGATTACTCAAAAGTAAACATGTAGAAAATATACGCATATATTTGCTTTAAGTTTGTATATTTACTTTAAGTTTGTATATAAATTAAGTAATCCATTGTTATGTTAATATAGTATGTTGTATTCTAGTTTTTTTATACTGAGTCAATTATTCTTTTTTTCTATTCACATGATTCAAACTTATTTTTCTGTTCAGTTAAACTCATTCGATATTTGTTCTTTTATTCATGCTCTTGTTACGACAATAACAAGCCATTATGTGTTCTTGAAATATCCTGCAAAAATCAAGAATATATTTGACATTCATGATATACCCTCTGAATCATATGCTAAACTGTTTCTCACTTATGTTCCAATATTTTCTATGGGATATGGTGTATATGATATATTCAGTGGTATTTTACAGCAACGTTGGGACTTTTTTCTTCATGGATCAGTAATGTTGCTCATAATCTTATCTTGTTATGTCCAAGATAAATCGCATATCGTTATGCTACCATTAACGACTGAAATAAGTACGATATTCTTAGCATTTCGACATTACAATAGTATATTCTTGAATAGTTGTTTTGCGTTGACCTTTTTTGTGTATCGATTGGTTTTACTACCGTTAATATCATTTTATATTTTAGGAAAAGTTTGTTTAAATAACGTGATTGCATCTACATTATCAATAGGACAATGCACTTTAAATTCTTTAAATGGTATGTGGGGATATAAAATATATAAATTATTTACACGATTGTTTGTGAAATCAAAACCAATTTTGTTGTTAGAATATTTGAAATAATTAAATGAATTTACTTAAAGGTGTTTTATGTACTGTTCATATCGATGCAGCAGACTATTGCTAGTGAAAACGAACAAACCTTACAAAAAAATGAGTTTCAAGGGACCAAAAATTGGGAAGATCAGCTTCAAAAAGCAATTGAAGAAGGAATGAAAGTAAAAATGGCAAAGCATGAAAAACAAGACATAGCTGAGGATAAAGAACGTACACAGCGTATTGAAGGTCGTATCAAGCAATTAAACGATAAGCTTCAATCCTTGGTGGAAAAATATTTAAATAATGAACCAAATAGTATCCGCAATAGTATTATTGAACATGCGCGATTAGGACATGATAAGGTGTATATTAATCTACAACGGGAAGATTTTGTAGGTTGGCATACCTTTGTAAAGGGTGGATATAGAAACGCTCATCCAAGAAAGTGTGTCCATTTGTTGTTCAGATATGCGCAACAACATAATTACCTACCATCTACTATTAGCTGGGAGGTCTGGAATAATCAATCCTTTACGGTTGTATTTACTCTGCATTAGAGATAATACAGAAATAAATATTTACAAAAAAATATATAAACACTTTTGATTTTGTATTTATATATTTAGTATGACTGGTACTAGCCAACACACATTTGGTGCGGATATCCAACAACTTATGCATATAATTATTCATACATTTTATAGCAATAAAGACGTATTCTTACGTGAACTCATATCTAACGCTTCTGACGCTTTAGACAAAGTTCGTTATGCGTCTTTGCAAGATTCGTCATTATTGAATGGAAACAGTGATTTGAATATTCGAATTCAGTATAATAAGGAAGAAAAGAAATTAGTAATTACTGATTCTGGTATTGGTATGAACAAGGAAGATATTCTTCAAAATATTGGTACCATAGCAAGTTCTGGTACGAAAAGGTTCATTCAAGCTCTAGAGGAGAAAAAGGATATGAACTTGATTGGACAATTTGGAGTGGGTTTTTATTCTGCTTTTTTGGTAGCAGATAGAGTTGTAGTAAGAACCAAAAAGGCAGGTGATACTCAACAATATGTTTGGGAATCTTCAGGCGAGTCTACATTCTCAGTGGACGAAGACAATGATACTGACACTGCTTTAGTGCGTGGTACTTCGATTGAATTGTACTTGAGAGAAGAAGACAACACGGTGTATGGAAGTATTCAAAAATTGAAAGATATTGTAAAAACACATTCTGAATTTATTTGTTTCCCGATTCAATTAGAAGTAGAAAAAACACGCGAAGTTGATGTTGAAGAAGAAGTGGATTCTGATGATGATAAACCAGTTATCGAAGAAGAAACGGAAGACAAAAAAGAAAAGAAAACAAAAACAGAAACGTACAATGAATGGGAAACTTTAAATTCGTTGAAACCAATTTGGTTGCGTAAACCAGAACAAGTTGAAGCAGAAGAATATAAATCGTTTTATTCTTCGTTTTCGAGTGCTGGTGGTGAATTTATTACTCATTCACATTTTTCAGTCGAAGGTCAAGTAAATGTAAATGGTTTATTGTTCACACCTAAAAGTGCTCCAGCTGATATTTTCACCAAAGACGCAAAACAACACATTAAGCTTTACGTTAAACGCGTGTTTATTACAGATCAGTTTGATAATATCCTACCGGACTATTTGAAATTCGTTCAAGGTGTAATTGATTCGGAAGATTTACCTCTAACGGTTTCGAGAGAAATGTTACAACAGAATCGAACTGTAAAGTCTGTAAAAAATATAATTGTAAAACAATCCTTGAAAATGCTTGAAGCTTTGACTGAAAACGAAGACGACTACAATACATTCTATAAAGAATACTCAAAGAACCTCAAACTTGGTGTTCATGAGGATGAAAAGAATCAATCCAAACTCTTAGAATTGCTTCGTTATCCAACGTCTTTATCTGAGGATACAATGGTTAGTTTTCAGACATATGTGGATAATATGAAAGAAGGACAACCTGGTATCTACTATTTGACTGGTGAAAATATTGATCAAGTGAAATCCTCACCATTCCTTCAAAAATTAAGAAAGAAGGGATATGAAGTATTGTACATGACAGACGCTATCGACGAATATGTAGTTAGCAAAGTTACCGAATATAAAGATAAGAAGCTATTATGTGTGAGTAAACAAGGTGTTGATCTAGGTGATGACGAAGAAGATAAGAAACAATTAGACCGAGCTCAAGACGTGTATAAAACATTGTGTGACAAAATGACAGAGTATTTGAAATCTAAAATTTCCAAAGTAGCTGTTTCTGATCGTATCGTAGATTCACCTTGTTGTTTGGTTTCTGCTAATTTTGGTATGACAGCGAATATGGAAAGAATAATGAAAGCTCAAACTCTGGGAAAAGGTAATGGTATGATGGATTTTATGAGTAAAAACAGAGTGTTGGAAATAAATCCAAATCATTCTATGATTCAAAGTTTAGCTGTACGTTTGAGTCAAGGTGAAGATATTGAAAATACCACATGGCTATTGTATGAAAGTGCTTCATTAGATTCTGGATTTATGTTAGAACAACCTTCACAATTTGTAAGTAGAATTTATGCTTATTTGGAAAATCAAATCACGACAGGTATTGACGTATCTGAATTTCAAACAAAGTTGACTGCTTCCAATATAGAAACTATTCAAGAAGAAGACACAACTAGTAGTGAACATGATTCAATCAAAGAAGATGTTGCTTCTGTTCTACAAGAAAGCCAAGACACAGAATCAGCTACAGAATCAGCTACACCAATAAATATTGAAGTATCCGAAGAATAATTCAATTAGATTATATTTATTGGATTTTATATTATCTGACTAGATCGTTTAATTTCATTTATAATTAATTTATAATATACACTTTTACAATAAAATTGTGCATTATAAGCCAAAAAAAGGTGAGCGAAATCATATGTACATAATTTTATTGTGTTAGTTATTTACATATTTCGATACAAGGTTAAGTATTTGGACGGGCATTCTAAGTATTTTTGGTCTGCATACAAACGTCTTTTCTGAAGTACAGGATCACATATATACAATCGATTTGTTTTTTTATCTCTACTTATTTTCTTTGTAACTTCTACTATTTTACCATTAAATGTATTTACAGAAACACGAACGCTCTTTAAATTTACATGTGAAATTTTGACTGTATTTGTGAGTTTATAGTCCTTAATGAACACGTTTTCAGATTGTCGTTTCATAATAAGTACCCATTTTTGTTTTATGTCATAAATCGACCTGACCTCGTTACAAATGACTCGTTTTCGTTGTTGAATAAATCTGTCTCCCCAGTTTATTTTCGAAGTCCATAACTTATGTGAGTCTTCACCAATGTAGTATTGATACTCTATATGATTGTAGTCGTTCAGGTGTCTCAATAATTTTGAAGTTATGTTGAATTGAAAGCTTTGAGAGTTGGATTTGTATTTATATACCTTATAGTCTTTGACTCGCATAATTTGCTTCAGTTTGAAAATCAAATTATCAAACGCTACACGGTGTATACCTACCACATTATGACGCTTAAAATAATCATGAATGGACAAGGTTTTTGCACGGTCGTGGATACATTCACCGTAATGTTGCATGATACAAGCAATCTTCTTTCGGGTGGCAAGAGCAATACTTCGACTAAGTCTTTCCTGAAGTGTATCACTAAACATACAAGCATGTAAATCCGTACGGATACTTAGTTCTTGTTGGAATTCACCTTCTAATTCACTTACCACGCAGTTATACTTACCTTTCCAGAAGACATTATCCCCTACAGTGTAGTCGTTGACAATGTTGATCAAATCAGTGTAAATACCGGCTTGGTTCAACAGTACATTGGCGTTCACGGACATAATTTCAGGTTCAGGTTCTCTTGAGTTTTGGTTTCGCTTTTTTTTTAAGTGTGATTAATTTTGGTCGAACCCAAAAAAAAAATCAATTTTTTTTGACATGAAACCGGTTTAAAATTTTAGTATAAATACGCAATATGTATTATAAAATGAAATTGCCCTATTTTAAAGAGTTTACGTGTTCTATTTTAGTCATATTTAATTCTACTACAAAATTCAAATACTCTAATTAAATAAAATCCGCATACATTGTATGAAATGAAAACATTGAAGGCAAAAAAGAAAAGAAATATTAAAACACGTAAATGTATCCTATCTCGATATAACATTCAACAACCACTATATGACCATATTTTTGAAATAGACAATGATATCCGTAGATTTTGTGAATTACAAATATCTCTGGCAAAAAAGGAAAAAACTGAATATTTAAGACCCATGGTACACTTGCATATTTATAATGACACACACCAAAAACCAATATATTTATTAGGTGGAATGGGCCCATTATCTGACATACACTTTCTGAAACATTTGAAAAATATGTTGGGTCAAAGTACAAAGTACAATATTCGCTTGTTCTCTTTACCACCACCAAGAAGTATATTTCACTGGAGAAAAATATATTCGTACAGCAAAATGATACAATATATTCAAACATTTATATATCAAGAACAATCTAGAAACACGTGTATGTTTTTGTTAAGTAATTCAGCGCATTTATATCGTGGGTACTTGTCAAAATTAAATATAAATACTTTTGATATGACACCTCATATTACAAAATATATTCAATCTTGTAATCCAAATAATAATCCAACGTATTTAATTCTATCAACAAATGAAAAATTGTACAAAGATAATTTAAATAAGATGCATATAGATTCAAAACAAACAGAAATTATTTTGAACTGTGTGCGTAAACTGAAAGAAAACAGATATAATTATAAAAACAATATATTGTTAAAAACAATTCTAGCAATTTTGAAACCACGCACGAATACGCACATCATATTAGCGTGTACTGAGCTTTCTATTTGGTACATGCACAACAAAAATAAAATTCCAAAAGAATACGTCGTACATGATACTTCTTTTATTATGAGTTATTTGATTGTACAACACATCAAAAAAATAAAGAGAATGGTTTGTTGATATTTCGTGTACGTAATGAATATTTAATATTCTGATAATATAATACGATTTATGCGAAAAGAAACATATTTTCTAAATACAAGATACGCAAATCATTATGATGAACGTAATAAAACGTATACGTTTGAGTTATCGGAACCTATTGTAAATGCGGTTTCAATGAAATTAAAACATTTTTATTTAAACATTCAAGATATCAGTGGGATTTTATTAAGTGATGTGTATAGCGTAAATGGATATAGCGTATATAAAGACATTAGCTACAATAATACAAATCAAAATAGAAAAATTCCTAAGATGACTTGGGATATTAATACAGAATCCAAAACATTTTTAAGTGCTGAAATATCATATGATACAACCGACAATAACATTACACTAGACGCTAGTGAAAATGAAACTGTTGTTTTTAACAACACAAATAATGATATTACAAAGGCTCTAGGATTCGCAAATCGTTCGTATACAGTTGATAGTAATCATAATATAAAATCAGATAAACATATTGCTATATCGTACTTATATAATAAGGATAAATACAATATAAACGAAAACCTCACTATTGGAAATTATAAATCGATATCATACTATGATGATGTAAATCATTTTTTTCTTTCTGTAAATGATTTTTGTAGCAGTATGAACTCGAATAAAATCAATGTTACAAATAACAATGTATCTGACAATATTTTAGACAAGGTAGAAAGATTCAATGAACATGTAATAGATGCGAATGAAGGGGTGTCCACAACTAAATTAAATCACATATACACTATCATACCCAATAATGGAAATACCCGATATTACAACCAATCCTCTGATATCAGAACACTAAAGGTTAAATTATTACATGAAACTGGTACACCATTGGATTTATCTAAAACAGATTTTAATTTTACATTAGAATTCGAAATAGAATAATTGGTTATACTCTTTTTTTCACCTTAATTTTGATTTTTTGGTTGATTTTTTGTCGTTTTATATTTCTTTGCGTATCAGTTTCGATGTAATCGTCTTCGTCTGTTGAGTTAAAACATTGATCATTGCGTATTTTGTTTTCTATTTTTTCATGTTCGTGAATAGAAGAAGATATGTTCGCAATTTGACGATTGTAAAATTGCTTTATACGGCGTAATTGCAACAGTAAATCTTGAACTTCACCCAATGTCATGAATGATTTTGAATTCATATCTGATATTATGAAGTATGAAGAAGTCAAAAAGTATTTCAATTTTTTTGAGGATAAATATAAAATATGTAGAAATTAAAGTGGATGAAGCGTTTGAATGCGTTTTACGATA